CTCTGGCCGGGCGGAAAGAGATGACCGATGACCAGATCGCCACGGTCAAGAAGATCGCCTCGGAGAACGCTCCGAAGGAGACGACGATCATCATCAAGACCAACTCGCTCAGCTACGCGTCACGACTTGCCAAGAAGGGATTCGTCGTCGCTGCTAAGAGTGCTGGTGTTCTGGCGGCAACCGCCGTCGTGTCAGGAGTCGCAACTTCCGTTCCAGATGCAGTCTTGGGAACTGCGGACCTCGTGTTCGATACGCATTTCACAGACTCTTTCTACAGGAAGCCAAATGCAAAGCGGTGACAAGTGTAGCTGCGCCGGGTGCAGCGGACGGATGATCACTCGAAGCAGTCGCCAGAGCGGCGACCTCCAAGTGAGGTATCTCAAGTGCCAAGTCTGCGGTCGACAGGACCGCTGCATCGTTGCTGCCAACGACGTGCGCTCCATTTGCTGGCGTCGCACCAATCCAAAATAGTGTTGTTTCATACAACACTTTCTTTGACCCTCCTCTTCGGGTCGCTCGTTCTTTGCCCGTAGTTTGAACGTGTCGCTACGCATCGCGTGGCCGCATCGTCAAACCACCAGTAAGGAACACGAAGCATGGAAGCCTCGGCCAAAGTCAAAAAGCTCCTCGACGAACTCGCCGCCGTCCTCGCAGAGATGGGCGTGGTTCAGGAGACCGACACCGAGACCGCTGACCAGAACGAGGACATGGCCGAGCGGAACGGCATGAACCCCGCAGACGAAGCGGCAGACCAAGTCGAGGACACGCAGGAAGTCGAAGGCGAGAAGCAGAAGAAGCTTCGCTGCCTGTGCGAGCGTGCCGAGAAGCTCCGCGACCAGATCACCTTCTACGAGAACGTCGCTTCCAAGGAGCTTGAACTCCGGGCCGTCCTCGACAAGTCCACCCCCGCCAAGATCGAAACTCGCAACTCCAAGGAGAGCCCCGTGAAGATTAACCCGATCGCCCTTCCGGGCGCAGGCCGACTCAAGAATTTCAAGGGCGTCAACGCTGAAGAGCGTGCGTACCGTGCCGGTCAGTTTTTCCGTGCCACGCTCCTCAAGGACGTCGAGGCCCAGCGTTGGTGCAAGGACAACAACGTGACCGAGTCGCGTGCCCTCAACGAGGGCGTCAACGCTCAGGGCGGCATCTTCGTGAATGAGGAAATCCTCAACGAGATCATCGTCCTCGTCGAAGAGTTCGGTGCGTTCCCTGCGAATGCCCGGAACCTCAGCATGAAGAGCGACACGCTCATCGTTCCTCGTCGAGTTGGCGGTCTGAAGGCCTACTTCGTCGGAGAAAATTCGAGCATCAGCGAGTCCGATGCGGCTTGGGACCGAGTGCAGCTTGTCGCCAAGAAGGCGGCGGTCGCTTCCCGCATCTCGTCGGAAATCCTTGAAGACTCGTCCGTACTGAACCTCGCAGATTATCTGACGGGTGAAGTGAGCCGGGCTATCGCGGAATTGGTCGACGTTTGTGCGTTCGTCGGGACGGGCAGCGGGGAAAATGGTGGTATCATCGGTGCTGCGGTGAAGATCGCCGACGGCAATCACGGTGCTGGCCTGATCACGGCTGGCAGCGGCGAGACTGGTGCCCAGACTCTCACCCTGAACTCGCTGATCTCCGCTGCCGGTCGACTCCCGCTTTTTGCGAGGGCCAACGCCAAGTGGTTCGTTAATCCCGCCGTGTTCGCCGCCAGCGTGCAGCGTCTCGGCCTCGTGAACAACGTGGGAATCGCTGGTGGCAACACGCCTGCCACCGTGTCGGCTGGTGCAGAGATGCGTTTGCTGGGATATCCGATTGTCTTCGTGCACACGCTTTCCAACAACGTGTCGGCTGACCCCGGCGTGGTGAAGTTCCTCTTCGGCGACCTGTCGTTGAGTTCCTTCTACGCGACCCGTCGTGGCCTGACGATCAAGCAGTCCACGGAACGCTACGCGGAATTGGATCAGACCTTGCTCTACTCCACGATGCGTTTCGACGCTCTCACGCACGATCTTGGCGACGCAAATCGGGCTGGCCCGCTTGTGGCTCTCCGGACCGCTGCTTCCTGATTAGTACGGACACTCTTACTTTCAACCCTTCACTACAAGGACTTAGAACGTGAATCATCTCGAAGGAACGAAGACGGTTGCCAAGGTGAGCGTGGCTGTTGCCACGAGCGGCACTCACTCGCACGAGATCGACACCTACGGTGCCGACTACGCGAGCATCGACGTCGTCTTCTCGACGTTCACCGCAGCGACGACCAGCTACGCGAGCGTCCTGAAGCTCCAGCAGTCGAACACTTCCGGCAGCGGTCAGGCCGACGTGAGCGGCTTCACCATCACCGCCGGTGCTGGTGCGACGACTGGCAGCACGGGTGCTGTGGCCCGGTTCAACGTCGACATGCGTGGCAAGTCTCGCTACCTGACGGTCGTTGCGACCCCCGGCAACGCCTCCACGATCGCGACGGTTGCTCGCCTCGGCAAGCAGGAAGACATGCCGATCACCGCTGCCGACATGGGCGTGAACAACGTCGCCCCTGCCGTGCCGACGCTGAACAAGCAGTTCCAGACTTACTAGTCCACGGACGGACTCAACGGGGCAAGGATGCCCAAGCTATTTCAACCCTTGGAGGGGCTTGGAGTGTCGGATGCGGATTCTCGTCGGCAACGTGGAACATGATGTAAAAGTCGCGGCGTGCCTAAGCATGCCGCGACTTGCTTTTACAGACAACTTCTTCACGGTCACCAGCACATTCGCCCCGCACGGCATCCAAGTCGTAAAGGGAACTGGTGCTTTCTGGGACCAGACGATGAATCGCATTCTCACGGACCTCTCGTCCGAAGAGGCTGGTAACGATTTTATATGCACTTTGGATTACGACAGTGTCTTTGAACCTGAGTGCCTGCCTCGTCTCTTGTCTGCAATCCTGATCTCAGGCGTCGACGCGATCGCTCCTCTCCAGATGAAGAGAGACGACAAGCAACTGATGTTCACCCCCGAAGGCCTCGGCGGCAAGGGTGAGCAGCAAGTCACGATGCCAGCCGACTGGTGGGAGAAGCCCGCCCAGATCGTCGACACGGCGCACTTCGGCCTGACTCTCATTCGCACGTCGGCTCTTCGTCGGATGAAGAAGCCTTGGTTTCTTGGCGTCCCAAGCGAGGACGGAGACTGGGGACCGGACCGCCAAGACCCTGACATATTTTTCTGGAACAAGTTCCGCGAGTGCGGCAACAAGCTGGCGGTCTGTCCTCAAGTCGCGATTGGTCACGCGGAACTCGTCATCACGTGGCCTGACCAGCGGCTCAAGGCAATCCATCAGTACCCGACACACTTTTGGAATAAAGGCGGACGGCGACCACCGGAGGCATGGGGATCGCAGGAACACGGAGAGAAGTCGAAATGATCATCAAGATGTTGATGGACTGGGGCTGGCACAAGGAAGGCGACGTCGTCGAAATCTTCGACGTCACGGCCAAGAACTGGATTCACGAAGGCATCGCCAAGCCTGTCACTGAAGAGTCGAGGGCGATCAAGGTCGAGCAGGCGACGATGACTGTCGAAAGGCGGAAAGTCAAGCCGTGAAATACTACGAGATCGTCCAACGAAACAATCTCCGATACCGGTCGATCCGAAGAATCACGGAGCCGGTAGTCGAGCCGATCTCGTTGGCCGAGGCCAAGTCTCACCTGCGGATCGACGCCGACTTTGACGCTGACGATCTGTACGTGATGGGTCTCGTGTCGGCGGCGAGGCACCACGTCGAGACAGTGAGCGACAGGACTCTCATTCGATCCCAGTGGCAGATCAAGCTGGACGCGTTTCCGTCTTGGGACATCGAGCTTCCCCGTCCACCGATCACGACCGGCGACATCGTCGTCACCTACGTGCCCAGCGACGGCGTCTACTATCCGGTGCCGTTCACGGACTTCCGTCAGGACAGGGACGCGACTCCGGCCGTGATTCGCCCCCAGTGGAACAGGACGTGGCCTCCGTGCCGTGGCGCGGAGAACGACGTCACGATCACGTACTGGGCAGGCTACGGCGACAGTGGCCGCTCAGTGCCAGCCCCGGCCCGCCACGCGATGCTGATGCTCGTCGGCGGGTGGTACGCGAACCGCGAGTCGATCGTTCAGGGCTCGCTCAATCCGGTCCCGATGGCGGTGGATATGCTCCTCGGCTCGATCAACTGGGGGCAGTACCGATGACCCTCCGTGCAGGAGACTTGCGAGAGGCTGTGACCATTCAGGTCGCAACTCAGGCGACAAACGCCTACGGCGAGTCGACTGCCACGTGGGCTCCGTTTGCCACTCGCCGTGCTGCGGTCGAGGGGCTGACGGTGACTGAGTCCATGCTGCCGGAGGAGCTTGCCACTCAGGCCACGCACACTGTTCGATTCCGGTACGTGACTGGGCTCGTCACTGGTATGCGGATCATTTGGACGAGCCGCACTCCAGTCCGGACTCTCGACATCTACTCGATCACAGAGAAAAACAACCGAGAAGAGCATTCGGTTGTCTGCAAGGAAAACAACGCCGAATGATCCGCGTGAAGCTGGTAGGACTCCCAGAGCTAGAGAGGGAGCTAAAGAAGCTCCCTGCGTCGACCGACCGTGCTGGCGTCCTCAAAGAGGTCGCCGAAATCTTCGCCGCCAGACTCCGGGCAGCGACGCCAGCGGGGTACAGCGGCAAGCTGAGAGACTCTGTGATCTACGAGGCCTCGGACGAGGAAGCGTTTGTCGGATACGAAAAAGAGGTCGAGACTGCCGGTAACTCAGCCCTCGACAGCGTGATCCGTCCGAAAACAAATGGCCGCAGCGTGCTGAAGTGGGTCTCTTCGGACGAGCTAGGCACGGTTCTGGAGGAGACTTTCGACGCCTACGCGGCGGAGGGTGTTCTGTTCATGCAAGACAGACTCGTGGAGCAAATCAATGGCGGCACCTGAGAAGTGGCTTCGAGAGCGTCTCGACTCGGCGACGACGGCGGGCATCTACCCGGTGCTTGCCGTGCAGAATGCTCCTTTCCCTCTTGTCGTCTACAGGCGGACGGGCACTCGCCGCGAGCGTGGCCTGACTGGCAGCTACGGCGTCCCTGTGGCGACCTTCTCGGTCGCGATCGTCTCGGAGACCTACAGCCAAGCCAAGGACATCGCCGACTCGGTCAGAATCACCTGCGACAACTTTACGGGTGACTCTCAGGGCGTGAAAATAGTAACGACGGCACTCGTCTCGGAGCAGGACAACATGGAACGTCCGTTCGAGGGACAGGCCAAACCTCTGTACAGGGTTGATCAGGTCTACGAAGTCCGTTTCACAGAATCTACTTAGCGTCCGAGGAGGGACGACAATAATGGCATACGAATCATCTCAGGGCATTTCCTTCACGTTTTCTGGCACGAAGTTCACCGCGAACCAGATTGCCGTGTCGAAGAAGGCCAGCGAACTCGACGTCACTTCGCTGGAAAGCCCGACCGGCTCGTATCGTTCATACCGCATCTCTCCGATTCGCGATGGAGACGAGTTGAAGGTTGAATTCGTCGGCCTCACGCTGCCACAGATGACCGCCACCGGTCAGATCACGTGGGCCGTCGACGGCACTGGCTCGAATGCCGCGTTCACGACCGGCATCCCAACGGCGGCTCTCTGCACGTCGGCGGACATCACGGCTCAAGTAGGCGAACTCATCAAAGGCTCCGCGTCGTTCCGGTTGACCCTGAACTAAGCGAGGCCACGAGTGGCGTTCGAGGTATCTCAAGGAATAAAGTTCACGTTCGCCAGCGTCGTGTACACGGCGACGTCGATCGCTGTGTCTCGAAGTCGTGGAGAGAACGACATCTCGACGACAGACCTCGCAGTCGGGAGCTTTCGCAGGCTTCGTGCCGGGAAGCTGAATAGCGTTGAGATCAAAGTTGACTGGATTGGCGGGACCATACCTCCAATTAAGACTGTGCAGACTTTCGCCATTGAGGGTCCGAATATTGGTGCCAGCGACTTCACTGGAAGAAAAGCCCTCTGCACTGGGCTCAGCGTCACTGGTGCAGCAGGCGACATGATCAAAGGAAGCGCGACATTTAAGGTCTCGCAAGACTGAGGTGAAACGTGCCGTTCGACGCAACATACGCAACTGGAATCACGTTCACTTTCGCTGGCTCAGCGTATACGGCCACGCAGATCAGCGTTAGCCGTAGTGTGAGCGAGATCGATTGCACGAGTACGGACGTCTCGGACGACGGCTTTCGTCGATTTCGGGGTGGTGAGGTTGAAAACTGCGAGATAAAGGTTGACTGGATTGGACTGACAGTCCCGCCCGTCGAAGCCACTGCCGCATTCACTCTCAGTTCTGGCCTTGGTCACACCGGAACGATTGCTCTCTGCACGGGCTTGTCACTCACTGCGACCGCAGGAGATTTGATCAAGGGGAGTGCGACCTTTAAGGTGAGCTACGACTGATGGCATTTGATAATTCTCAGGGAATTACGTTCAAGTTTAACAACGTCGTGTATACGGCGACTGCTATCTCCATGTCGAAGAATCAGGGCGAGTTTAACCTGACCAGCACGGACATTCCGTCTGGTGCTGGCTGCATGAGTCGATACCGCGCTGGTGGGCTCAAGTCTCTCGAACTGAAGGTCGACTGGGTCGGCAACACGCTCCCACTGACAGACAACGTGTACGACATCGAGCTTGCTGGCTCCGGTGCTGGCTCTGGCTCTGGGCTGACTGGAGAGTCGCTTACTGGCAAGAAGGCTCTCTGCACTGGACTGTCCATCACCGCACAAGCAGGCGAGCTAATAAAAGGCTCCTGCACGTTTAAGATTTCGGTGGACTGAGATGCCTTTCACGACTGAGTTATCAAGTCAGGGCATTACGATCAGTTGGGGGACGACGGTGATCGGCGTCACCAGAATGTCATACAGCGGTTCAGCCGCTGGTGAGATTGACATCACGTCGCTCAGTTCGATTTCCGTTACAGACCCGAATTTCTCGAATCACAAGTTGGTAAAGAAGGACGTCGATTACAGCGTGATCGACCTCGGTGAGTTGAGTTGTGACTTTTTCGGACCGTGTGGTTTCGGCATAAACCTTCTTGGTACGCAGAGATTGCTGAGTGTTTCTCGGCTAAACCTAGGTTCTCCTGCGTTCCTGACGGCGATCTCTCACGAAGTTGTAGTAGGCGAGTTGGTTCGAGGCTCTTGTACGTTCAAGTTGTCCAACCAATAGTACGGAAGTGTTTTTCCTTAAGGGAGTAGGCAATGTCGGTTCTCAATAAGGCAGCGATTTTGGCGGCGAACGACAAGAAGATGATCGACATGGAAGTTCCTGAGTGGAACGGCTCCGTGAAGATTCGCGTGATGACGGGCACCGAGCGTGACCGTTTCGAGTCGGAGTTTGTCGGCGGCAACAAAGGCGTCGACATGGTCCGTGCGAAGCTGGTGGCGAAGTGCCTGTGCGACGAGGAAGGCAACCGCTTGTTCACCGAGGCTGAGATTCCTCAGCTTGGCGAGAAGTCGGCGGCGGTCCTCGACAAGCTTTTCACGGCCTGCATGAAGCTCAATCGCTTCACCAAGGACGACGTCGAGGAACTGGCGGGAAACTCCTGACGAGACCCCGGAGGCTATTCGAGTTTCGACTCGCATTAGCCTTGGGGCGGTCTCACCAAGAGCTTCTTGAGTCAGTCGATGCGGCTGAACTCGCAGAGTGGGAATCTTATTGGAAAATAGAACCGTGGGGAGACGAGTGGCGTCAGGTCGCCCGTCTCGCCACGGCTCTATGCACGGCATGGGGCTCGAAGAACCTCGAAGAGGAAATGCTCATGCCGTCTCACCGCAAGCCGCCGCAGTCGAAAGAGCAGATGCTCGCGGAACTCCGAAAGGCATTCGGGGGCTAAGCGATGGCAACTGTTGGAAACATTGTCGCCCAGTTCTCCGCCGACACTGGCGGTCTAAGGGATGGCATTAACGATGCCATCGGCTACTTCCAGAATCTTCGCGATCAGATTACCGGCGCGACTGAAGACATCAGGCAATTCAACTCCGTTCTGGCCGCGCAGGTGGCGGTCGCGAATGCCGCCCTCAATAAGCTAGACGTCGAGAAGTCGATACGAATCGACGCAGACGTGAGCGACTTGAAGACGGCGATTGATGAAGCGGACAAGCTCACTGCGGCCGTGTCGCTCACCGCAGACACGTCAGCCGTTTCGTCAGCCATCGAAGGACTGTCCAAAGACAAGCCGGTCGAGGTTGAGGTAAGGGCCGACACCAAGAGCCTCTCTACGGCAACCGGCGTAGTGCAGCAGTTCGCAAGCACTGCCGGGAAACTGTTCTCGCGATCCGGCGACGAGGTCGTTCAGGGTGCCGAGCGGTTCGATCAGTTTCGATCCTCTGCCACGGCAATGGCAGGAGGCGTGACGAAGGCCTACTCCGAAATCAAGAACGCGTCTAACCAGACTGCTAACGCTGTAAATGCGGTCGGTGCTGCCGCGACCGCGATATCAGAGGCTGGGAAGTCTGGGTTTGATAGCTTTAGCAAGGCGACAGAGGCGACAGTTGTTGCCGCCGGAAGGTCGTATGACGCTGCCGTCAGCCTCGCCACTGCATACAAGGAGACTATTCCTGCCGCAGCCACGGCTTCGGTTGCTGGCTTCCGGGCGTTGGTCACGCAGCTTGGCGGAGTCAGCACTCTCACGCGAGCCGCAGGCGGCAGCGCGGCAGCGACTGCCGTAACGGTAGGGAGTCTCGCAGGAGCGTTCTCGTCGGCCATAACGTCGATTGGCGTGTACGCTGCCGTGGTGACGGCAGCAAAGGTGGCCTCTTCTGGAATGAGCGAAGAGGCTCAGGGGTATGTCGATAGAGGGGCTCAGGTAGCAGGAGCGTTTGCCGGGGCAACTGCCGGAGCGATGACGGCAACGTCAGCCTACAGGCTCGTCGCAACAGCGTTGTACGGCTCGTCGACTGCGACGCAATTCTTCCAGAGAGTGATTCAGGGACTCGGACAAGGAATCGCGTCCGCAGTTGCGACGTCGGCCAGCTTCGTCAACAGGCTCACGCAAATTCAGTCTGTTCTCAGTCTTGTTTCCGCAGCCTCAGACAAGGCAACGACTGCTGTCGGTTTTGCAGCACTCGCGGCTCGTGTTGCAGTAACCTCCGTGATGTTCGGCGCGCTCGCAGGAGGCGTGCGTGCCTACGCCGCCGGGACTGCTATTGCGGCAGGAGTGACAGGCGGAGCGTCAACGGCGATCGCCGGTCTCGCAGCCACGTTCCCGCTCGCAGCCGTCGGTGCTATGGCCGCAGCCGTCGCGACCGGGAAGTTCTTTCACTCGCTTGAGCATCTCAGCGTTGCCACTCAGTCGCTCGATCAGATGGCGGAGCGGTTTGGTACGACGACTCAAGAGATGGAGAAGCTCCAGCTTGCCGCCGACAACACTCAGGTGAGCATGAGGATGCTCGCCAAGGGGCAGCAGTCGTTCTACCAGAACCTGAGCAAGATCAAGTCTGGTCAGTTCAACACGGAGAGCGTCCGCGAGGCCAAGATTGCCTTTGACAAGCTTGGCATCTCGGCGGATGAGATCAAGAACAAAAAGCCCGACGAAGCCTTCCGACTTGTCGCGAAAGAGCTTTCCAAGGTTGACGACGCGGCGAAGCGAACATCTATCGCAATGGACTTGTTCGGAAGAACAGGCGCATTGATCCTGCCCGCCCTGAAGGAACTTGGTGAGGTCGAGGAGGACTTCAAGAGACTTGGCGGAGCCGTGAGCAGTCTTGATACGAAGAGGCTGCTCGACGTTGAAAACTCATTTGACAGGATCAACGCGGCTGGAAAAATTCTTAGCGGGACTCTCCTCATCACGTTCGTCGAGCTTCAGAAAGCATTCAACAACTTCGCCGCAGACGTAAAGGGAGGCGTGTCTACTGCCCTAACACCGCTTACAAGCATGCTCGCCGACGTCAGCAAGCCGCTCGCGATTATCATTGAGATGGTTGGCAGGGTGATTAATATCTTCCTGCGAATGGTAGCTGTAATTATTCAGGTTGCCGCAGCCACGCAGGCCTTTGCTGCTTTTGCTGCCATCTTCGAGGGAATCAAGTCTGGCTTTGACGCGGCCATGAAGCCTCTTGAGGACTTCATCGCTGGTGCTGCCGATCTTGCCTCCGGCTTCGCGGCGTTCATGAGGCCAGCCGCAGAGTTTACTGGAGTATTTAGCCTATTTGGAGTCGCCATCCGAGGGTTTGGAGCCGCCGTGGGCGTTGTCTTAGCCTCGCTGGCACAGCTTGCCATTTATATAGCGGTCGGAGCCGCTGCGTGGGGCATATATACGGTTGCGATTGGATTAGCCAGCGCAACGTCTCTGATTGCCGCCGTTAACTTTGCCATCGCGTGGGCTGCTGCGTTAGGGCCAATTACCATCGCAGTCGTGGCTCTCGCGGCAATCGGTGCTGCGGTCACGTACCTCGCGATCGCGCTCATTGCGGCAGGCCAGTGGGTCTACGGACTCGCAAAGTCTTTTCTTGGCTTCAAAGACGCGCCTGAGAAGATTGACGCTGCCCGTGCCTCCGTCGAGGAGCTTGCAGAGGCTTCGCGGCTTGCTGCCGAGTTTAAAGGTGTAAAAGCCCCGGCTTTTGATGAAGTGAAGAAGTCGGTCACGGAAGCACGGGGAGAGATCAACGGACTGATTATCGAGTCTGCGAGGTACGGCTCAGAGGGGGCTGCTGCGGCGAAGGCTGCTCAGGAGGGGTTCGGTGAACTCCAGCAGAAACTGTCCGAGGGAAGGATCACGCTCGAAGAGTTTGACGAACAGACAAAAAAGAACACTAAAAACCTTGAGGACAACCTCAAGTCATACAAGGACGATAGTCCAGCCATCGCTCTCAAGAAGAATCTCGAACTCTACAAGCAACTCGACGACGCGGCGAAAGCTGCAACGAAGTCAACCAGAGACATCGGTGCCGGAACTGTCATCGACGACAAGTTCTTTCCCACCTCTGATGCAATCAAGGCCAAGGCTGCTCAGTATAAGTCTGAGTACATAAAGGCTCTCGAAGAGATTAAGAAGAAGCAGCAGGAAGGCTTTTTCTCTGCGGAGATCAAGCAGAAGAAGGATAAGAACCAGTCGGACTTCGACTCCGGTCGAATCTCGAAAGATCAGTTCGAGACAGTCAAGCTGGAACTCGACTCAACCAATGCTCAAGAGCAGGCGTCCGTTGCAGCCGAGGAGGTCAAACGGGAGTTTGATCGCAAGAACAAGATCGAAATCGAGCTTGATACTTCATTCGCGGAGAACATCCGCAAGTCACTCGACGACGCCTTCCTCTCGCCTGTCCAGAAGTTCGAGAAGGAACTGAAGAAGATCAAGGACAATAAGTCTCTGACCGCGATGGAGAAGACGATGGCTTCGGCTGATCTTCGCAAGAAGGCGACCGAGAGCCTCGTCGGCAAGGACGGTCAAACCACGTTCCAAGAGCGTACTCGTGACGTGAAGCAAGCCGCCGAGGCCGGGCTCATCGGAGAGGACAAGCTCAAGGCTGAACTCCAGAAAGCCGCAGAAGACTTCGCGTCTGCCGTCGGCGTCACGAAGACTCCGTTCGAGACTTTCTCCTCTTCGCTCGACAACATCGCCAAGCAGTTCGGCTTCGCGGGCCAGCCGCTCGACGTCGTTCGGGAGAAGCTCAAGGGCAACGCTGAGCAACTCGCGATGTTCGACCGGGCGTTGAAGGAGTCTCGCGACAACCTCCTCGCCTCTCTCGGCATCGAGAAGAGTCCGCAGCAAGTCCTCGACGAGCAGTTGAAGAAGATCAACGAGGCTTTGAACTCCAAAGACCGCAACAAGAAGATCACGTCGACGGAGGCCGCTCAGGCAAAGGCCACCGCCACTCGCAAGCGAGACGAATCTCTCGGTGCCGGTGCCGACGTTGCTGGTCAGCTACGCGAGCGTCAGGCGAAGATCAACGAGTCATACGGCATGGGCAAAGACCCTGACAAGTTTGCCGTTGCCCAGAACAAGCTCGACATCGATAAGAGGTCCGCTGCCGGGCTCGATGCCACGCCTGCACAGGCTCTTCAGGCTGGCGTCGACAAGATCAACGACGCATTCGGCGAGGCTGGTAAGGGAACTGAGGAATACAACGAGGCGATCAAGAAGGACAGGGACACGGTTCTTCAGTCGATCGGCGTGGAGAAGAGCGCGATCGCCGTCCGCGCGGAGGCAGAAAAGAGTCTTGCGTCGCTTTCTAAAAAGATGTCTGACGGGGAAAAGTTCGAGGCGAACCAAAAGATTAACGACTCTTTCATGGCCGCTCTGGGGGTGACCAAGACTCCGTTCGAGCAGTTGTCGGGGGCTCTCGACAATATCGCTGCCCAGTTCGACATGGCTGGCAGGCCCATCAGCGAGGTTCGCGAGAAGCTGAAGGGCAACGCGAAAGACTTGGAGCTTCTCAATCGTGCGGTCAAGCAGGCGAGGGACGCGTTCCTTGCCGACCTCGGCATCGAGAAGAGCCCGCAGAAAGTCTTTGAAGAGCAGATGAAAAAGATCGACGAGGCAGTCGCCTCGACTGACCCAGAGAAGAAACTCACAAGAGAGCAAGCCGAGCAAGCGAGGACAAACGCCGCCCGCAAGCGAGACGAGTCTCTGGGGGGCGAGAGTGCAGCCGACTTCGGCGGCAGGATCAAGGAGCAGCGAGCAAAGATCGAGGAAGCTTACGGCAAGGACGGCAAGGACGACCCTGAGAAGTTCAAGTCGGCCATGAAAAAGTTGAACGAGTCGATCCCCGGTGCTGAGCAGCAAAGCCCTGTCCAGAAGTTCCAAGAAGACCTAGAGAAGCTGAAGGCGACGTTCGGAGAGGGGACGCCAGAGTTCGAGCAGAACAAGAAAAACCTCCAAGCCCAACTCCAGCAAGACTTGGCCCCCGCTCTCGACGCCACGAAGGCCGACCGCAGGGGGGTCGAGGCCTCGGACTCTCGAAGCAAGGGCGGCGTCGATACGTTCTTCCGCATCCTTCGCGGCAACGACAACCCTTCGCTCAAGGCTCAGCTTGATATCGCACGAAACACTCGGATTCTCGCTGACGCCGCGAACAACCCAGACGCAGCACCCGCCCTCATACAACTCGCACCGGGAAGATAAGTCATGGCAGTCGTCGATTCCAGAGAGATGTATCGCGGACGCGGTCGTCAGACGACCTACGGCGACGTGCCTACGTACACTCGCATCTTTCTCGTGCGTGTCGATGACGGGAATACGGACCTTCAGGACATCTCCGCAAAGCCGGGCATCAACTGGCTCGACGCTCACCCGGAGGACTCAAACGCTCTCCTCGTCGACTCGAACATCCAGCAAGACGGCGACTCGCCGTTTCATTACAAGCTGACGTTCACATACAAGTCTGCGACTGACCTCGACAAAGACCCTCTCAACAGGCCTGCTCAGTTCTCGTTCAGCGGGAGCCTCGCCTCGGCCCCGGCTTTCTGGTACTTCCCCAACTCTGGCGACAACAGCACGAAGAAGGTCATCATCAACACGGCTGGAGACCCGATAGGTGGACTCGACCGCGACGAAGGCGAGTTCACGGTCTCTATCACGATCAACAAGGCTCCCCCGTTCGACTACGCGAAAGCCCAGTCCTACGTTGGCGCGATCAACTCAGACTCGTGGAGCGGCGGAGCCGCGAAGACTTGGAAGTGCATGTCGATCACGGGAAACCGGAAGATCGAGGACGTCAACAACACTAAGTATCTGTACTGGGAGACGAACGCGACTCTCGCGTATCGCAATACAGGCTGGGACTTGCAGACGTGGGACGTCGGCTTCAATGAGATCGTCGGAGGGGCGAGGAAAAAGATCATGGCAGGGTCTGAGCCTGTCAGCGAGCCAGCCGCGTTGAGCAGCGGTCGAGCCAAGACTCCCGGCCAGCCTCCAGACCTTCTCTCGTTCCGCATCTACCCGATGCTGGCGTTCACCGGGACGTTCCCGTCCCTGCCTTCGTGAGGTGACTCATGGGCTACGGTCCATCGAAACAAAGCCGTGGTGCTGGCAACTCTGGTGAGCAGCCTGTTCAGTTCAAGCTGGCTGACGCTCAGAGGATTGCGAACGTCGTCGGCGCGGTTGAGGGGGCACGGAGAGGGCGGAAGGGCAGCACGCTGCCTAGGGCGGCTGGAGGTGGTGGTGGTGCGATTGCTACGGCGACGTTTGCGGGAAGCTGGCTGAAGGGCTCTTACAAGATTCTGACCGTGTCGGGCAGCACGGCTGATGTGAAAAACAGTAGCTCCGATATTCTGTATTCTGCCAACACTCGCCTGTGCTTCGTGACAATGCTGGATGGGAACTACGTACTCTTAACGTCGGCATGTGAGTGAGTATGGGATGCTGTTGCCCGAATAATCTGGTGTATTCTTGGTCAAGCTGGGCTCTGTCTTTATCAACTGAGCAAACTAACAGCGGTGGGTACTATCAGGGTGGAATCAGCGACAATTGGGACGCACCGCTACAAACCATTGGCAGAGGCCGTTACGCAGCGCAATACCCGATAAACCCGCCGCTGCTTGGGACCGGCGGGACGACGATTCCAAGGCAGGGTGATTGGGTGTACTTGTGCCAAGGATCGCGAAACGGCTACGGAATACTCGCCGACGGAAGCTTATGGGGGTGGGGCAATCCGCCGCTTGGTGACGGCACATACAACGCAAGCATTTTTGCAAAGAAACTTTCTGCCGGTCCGTGGAAAAAGGTTTCAACGTGCGGAACGCACACGGTGGCTCTCAAGCAAGACGGTACGGTCTGGACATGGGGCAGAGGTTCCTGCTTGGGCAGAGACACGTCAGGCAACACCGCCACCACTCCACGCGCCGTCTTAAACTCACGTGTAGAGTCACTGACGCAGTTCGACGTCTCGCTATCTAATTCTTGGTATGACATTTTCTACGGGACAATAACGTCATTGCAGCCTTCATCGGTAAGGGTTGCACCGGACTATTACGGCACAGGCGCATCTGTCTCATGCTCTGTGTGGTATAGCCTTGTCTTTGACGATTCACTACAGAGCTATCGCCGCACGAGTCCTTTGCCTACATTCTCCTCTTCACCCTCTGTCGTTATTACTCCGGACGCACGGGACGTTGACGCTAAGGCAGCATCCTTTACGGTTAACCTCACAGATGATGGATCGATCGCGTCGATCCAATGCACGTCTTCGGGCGAGTATATGCACATACCGTCTGCATATCTCAGTGGTGTTCAAAAGGATGGGACGCAGTTTTCGCAGAGACTCATTTTTGGTGTGCAGTCGATACGAATGGACATGGCAGTTCTGAACGGCGGTTCGGGGTACAGTCATCGAATTGACTCACCAGCGAGAGTTGTAATCTCACTGCCGTTCAGAGAGGATGTAACCGTTGCCAATGTGAATTTATCACCGTCCTCTGTCGTAAAGATCGATGACAACGGATTTAGATCGCCGCAACAGGTCGGTAACGGAAAGCTTTACTGTGGAACATCTAAGTGCGGATATCCGTATTCCTACACAGAATACGGACTCGAAAAAATTCTCGGCACTGTCGGCTCCGTAACGCCTTCGGCAAAGCTTGTCAGCTACGAGGACGAAGACCTTGAACTTGCGGTAGCGAAGGATGACCAAGGCTCTTGGGTAATACAGTTTCCAAATAATCCACCAGTGAGAAAGTCTCCGGGTATCATTCAGGTTACTTGGCCGACCTTTACATACCCGCCTTGTGCGCCGTGGGCGACCTACGGAACAACTGTCGGGCAACCGCTGGCAGGCTCAACACCCGCAGGCTTCGCCTCTCCTTACATCTTTCTCGATGGACAACCTAGCCCTTATTGCGACTCCGGAAAATGGAGCATTGCAGATCGATTTGCAGGAGGTGCGGCTCTTGTTTGCAATCAGGCGACAACAGAGACATATCTCGACTACGCGGACGACCCCTCCCTTAAAAACCCCTCCTACAAAGAGAAAAACTACACGCCGTGGGGTGCATACCATTCGGGAAAGCCTCTTCATCCGCTTCGGGAAGGCATTGCATTTGGAAAGCTATGGACCGACCCACTTTACTACAACAAGATTTACTCTCCCGAGTACACATACACAAGAACCATTCCTGAACTTACGCAATGGATAACTCCGTTCGTTACATACACTCATTATAGGCCGCAGTCCCCCGCTGCAATGAATACGCTTGTGTATAGCAACAACGTCGGGGGAGGCGGCTTGGCGGCGGCGGGGGTTTGGACGCTCACTGGCACAGACAAGTCACTTGACACATACAAGCTCACCTACCAAATCACAAATGGAGGAAGTGGCTACACGTATGAGCCGTATATTCTTATAACCACCGAAGCCCTTAGCCCTCGGCAAGTGGGGACGAGTAGCGAATGGAGCGATGTTTGCTGCGCCGACTATCTGTCCAGTGGGCTATTGAGCGGCTTTCCTTACTCTTGGGGTGAGACAGGTGGTCAAGCTCCAACGCCAACCCCCGTCGGCTTTGGAGTCGACATACAGCACTCCTCAGACGATGCGGTTTTTGACGACTCGCAAAGGATGTATGGACAGAATGCGTGCAGCAGTTCACTGCTCAGGCCGCACACCAAAGGGCTTTTTAACAGCACGGTCTTTTTCAGGGAGAAAACCGACACCTATCAATACCAGTCCGAGTATGGCTTCCATTACAACTACGATTACGCTGCACGGTTCTTAGCACCGTTGTCATCATCACTTGGGGTTGGGGGCGGCGTTGTTGGCTTTAACTCATTTTCACGAGTCTGCATGTCGTCCTCTTTTGGAATGACGAAAGGCATGTACAGCCTTGACATGAACAGCGTACCTTCGGAGGTAAGGAGATTGCTTCCGGGGGGCGAGACCGGGTATCAGCAATTCGTGCCTTTTTCCTACAGTCGAGATCTTTTGCTTCCGATCCGCATGAGGTCTGTCGGGCAGCAAGACTACTACGAAACTGCTCCGGGTAACTGCTACACGCGTTCTCCGGGCGATCTCGGCGGAGGACGAGTTGCATTACTAGACGCTCCTTCTTCGTTCAGGAAGTTGTTTTATCACGACAAACAACTTTATGCAGTATCCGGCGAGAACGACCTGTGGATGCTTTCCGACAATTTACGTAATCCATTAATTCATCCAGCCACTCAGGCTCTTGATGAGCAAGACAAGGTTCCGATCAAGGCGTGGGGAGCCGAGTGCGAAGTTGAGTGGAGTTGGAAGAAGGATACCACTGACGTTACCGTATTGACTGGCGATAGCAATTTATACGGACTGCCCACAGGGTCGCTATACACGTTTGGAACTTACTCGCATACGTACCTGTTGCCTCCAGAGAAGAAGGTTAAGATAGACCAAGGGTATAGGACTGTTGCCTCTGTATATCCTTCTGCTTCATACAAAGTTGTAATTACAGATCACGGTCATGGATACAAGCCGGACGATACGATAACTTTTACCCTCTCTAATGCACGCTTTGCCACTATTAGCAACGCGGCTCCGTCTTTTTCTTACACATCAAGTAAATCTGAAACGATTAGTGTTAAGGTTCCTGCCGTGGAGGTTGACGTATTAAACCAAAACGGCGGTTCTGCAGGAACGAGAATGACTTCCTACTTGTTAGGGAACGGCTCTTCATACACTGGCGGCATTTCATACACTGGCAGCATGCGGACAACAGCCCTAGGCGGTTTGCCGTACCCAAGGCCATATGTTGGGCAGTGGACGCAGGGCAATCCAGTTTTCAAGACAGCAAACGCATCAGCAACATACCTAAAGTCTTTGTCGGCACGCTTATCTCATCAGTTCGAGTGCAAAGAAGTCACCGCACCAGATTTTGTTCTTGGTACTTGGCCTATTTTGAATTCCTACTGCATTCGCGGCGGCGGTGTCTACATGGACGACCGGAACGCAAGCAACGAAGTCAACCAATTAAGTTACTCTCCGTCAGCAAGCGGCTACGACTTCGTTATTCCGTTCTACACTCGAATCCCTGACGTTGTGATCTCGGGAGGATCAGGAACCGGCGCGAGGGCTGTTTTGCTCCCATCGTCGCGGCCTGCATTTCAAAACACGTATTACAACTCATCGTACAATTTTCGCCCTTATCGCCTCACTGAAGGTCTAAGAAATCTTGACGTTGCGTTGAGGGATTGCTCTGTGAAATATGGGATCACTACGGATGGCTCTCTCCGGAGCTTTGACAACCCATTAGCACCACCGCCAGACTCGTATGCAAGCGGCTTCGACAAGGCCGAGTGCAATATGGGGCTCACGTCGTCGGGTGATGCTTATTTCCTCGATCACATCGGCGTAGGCTCTCCACTGCAAAAACCAATTGCAGTTCAGAACGTCGAATACAGCGTCGAAGACCCCGGAAGCAACTACACGCTCTGGCCTTTAATAAAGGTTCAGCAGTCTTCTCCAGACGTCGCCGTAGTTGATGCCGTTCTAGACGGAAAGCTTGTGTCCCTCGGAGTAGACGAGACTGGTCACGGCTACACGTCCACGCCTACCCTCACACTGTCGGGCGGAGGCGGCGGCGGAGCGGAGGCCGAGGCAGTCATCTCTGGCCCTATCAGAGACTTTTCGTTACTTGGCGGAGGCTCTGGATACAAGGCTCCTCCCAAGGTTGTGTTTTCAAACGCCGGATCGCGAGCGTCGGCGGCGTCATCAGTTTCGGGTTTTGTTTCGTCCCTTGTGATTGCTGACGGTGGAGATGGATACAGAGATAAGCCGTCCGCCGTGATTACGGGTGGCGGAGGAACTGGGGCAACAGCCGAGGCCGTAATGCTCAAGCGAGTTGCTTTCATAAGAATTGAAAGCCGGTCTGGGCTTTTCAAAATGCCTCCTACCGTATCGTTTGTCGGAGGTGGTGCAACAGAGACTGCGGAGGCTGAGGCAGTTTGCCAATACATCGAGTCGATCGATCGCTACTACGTGTCCTCAATACGAGTGACCAGCAAAGGGCAGGGATACACTGGTGCCCCTGAAGTGACGGTTTCTCAGGAGGTTGATCAAGACGGCAGCGTGTCATCTGTCAATGCTTCTGCAACGATGGATCAGTATGTCTCTTCAGTGACACTCACGAGCGGCGGGGGTGGATACTCTTCGCCACCCGGAATCATGCTTTTCGGACAGAGCAACACTCAGGCAAAAGTTTTTGCGTTGTTGTCCATGAGCGTTTCTGGGCTGAGCCTTAGCTCGGCTGGTCAGTACAGGTCAGCACCTTCGATCTCTTTCGACCCGTCAGGTACATTTCAGTCGATTTCGCTGGCGTCTGCAGGAAGCGGATACAAGACGCCTCCTAGAGTTGTCGTTGTCGACACTAGAGGGCTTGGGGACGGCGGCTCGGCGGCGTGCAAGATCAACAAGAGCGGCTCTGTAACTGAAATCTTCGTGACGGCAGTCGGCTCTGGGTATGACGTCGAATTCCCACCGGCTATTGTTTTCGTCGGCGGAGGCGGCAGTGGGGCTTCTGCGTCGGCGAGCGTTGAGAAGTCTGGCTCTGGTGCTTCTGCCTCCTGTCGTCTCAACGCATCCATCCTGTACGCAAAAGTGAAGAGCCCCGGAAGCGGATATCAGTTTTCCCCGAAGGTCGCCATCTCGGGAGGAGGGAATCTCGACGTCTCGGGTGCCAACGATATGTTTCAGGGAGGCCTGATATCGGCAGAAGAACGAGACTCTCGCGTTGAGTCTGCGACCGGACAAATTCAGGCACGAATCGAAGGGCCGATCTCCCGATTCGACATCATAAATCCCGGCAACTTCTACTCAAGCTCATTTGCCGACAATGGATACGGCTACCCCGTTAGCGAAGACATCACATGCGTGCCTTCTTTCTCGCACGTTGTCGGAAACCGTCGCATCAACGTCAACTTCAATGCCCCAAGCACACGCCCCGGAGGGCCAATCTCGCAGCCTCTCGCAATGCCGACGCAGAAGTTTTGTCAGAAGCCAAAAGTCTTATTTTCAAACTCACAAGACGTTGACGTTGAGGTCTTTAAGCAAGCTATAGAAACCTCGGTCGGAACTAGGCAGATACTGACGCTTCCGGCGGCAGGCACGTTCGGCGATTATGGCTACTCCGGGCTGGGGCCACGCCTTAAAAACAACCTGATCTTTAACTGGTCTGACCATTCCGGCGGCAGAAGGCGAGGCTGGTCTGGGCTCTATTTTGAGCAGGGCAAGTTTCCAGAGGTCATTTTCAGCAGCGAGTCGGGCGTGGGGATGACGGCTTCTGCCACCCTTGACGAATCGGGGGCTGTTCAGTCAGTTTCGATATCCAACGCAGCGGGCGGGTACAACGTCCGAAGAACAAGAATTGACTTATCCGGCGGCATTCTCAGGCATGTACCGTGCGTTGCGTCATGCACCGTTTCCGGAGACGGAAGAATTTCTTCAGTGACTGTTTCCAACGGAGGGAGCGGCTATATCTCGCCCGCCGTCATTATTCACGACGGTTGCGGACAGGGAGCTTTAGCGACTGCCGCCTCTTCCGGCGGAATAATCCAAAGCATTTCTATCAGCAGCAGCGGTTCTGAGTATTCTTCGTCGCGGCCCCCGGTCGTTCTTGTTTACGAAACGTCTGGGTATTTTTCAGAATCGCAAACTGGTGTCTCTTTCAGAGACACACTTTCGAGAGGCTTTTCCGATTGGAGCCAGAGCGACTACCCAATCGCATGGGATTCCTATCAGACGGAATACAGCCTTCCAATCGCTCACACCAGCACCTCCGACGTGAAGTCCGCGAACTGGGGCGGGCCACAAACATCGACAGACCAGAGGCTGCAAAACATAGACAGTTTTGGATACCTCACCGAGGCCGTGAGCCTGACTAGCAACAAGTGGATCGAGACCGGTCAGTTTAGCACACTCGCACGATCAGCCCCGCCGTCCGTCTCTGTTCAAGGGGACTGCGATCGGAGCATTGAGGTGTCCTCAGAAATTGTTAAGTGGAAGGATGTTTTTGCAAACAACGGCGGGTCTGGCAATCTCAACGACGTCTGCGGCATAAGGGACACAACTTGAGCGACCACCACTTCCAAATAGACAGCCAGAAATGGCTCTGGCGGTACTCGCCGCTCAAGGGCAAGGCCGACGGCTGGACGGACTTCGAGCAGAGAAAAGTGTTGATCCATTCTCAATTGACGGGTAGAAAGAGGCTCGAAATCGAACTGCACGAGGGGCTCCATGCCGCTCTTGGCCCCACGATCTCGGAAGAGTCGGTCACTCAGACGGCTCG